CTGTTAGGATCACCATCTTGTGTTAAGCTTCTACCTACAATACTACCAGTTTGGAAGTACATATTTAAAGCCTCGGCTGGATTATAGTTCGTACCATTACCAAGATCAACTTCAGCTAATCCGTCTACGTCAACATAAACACCGTCGGGTACCATACGTGATAGTACTTGCTGTAATTTTAAATGCGTAAGCTGTATCATATCAGCAAAACCAATACACTTACTTACTAATGATTCTATTCTACCCTTGTACATACGAGGAGCAGATATAGCATAATTCATTTCAACTTTAGTTTGATCGCTATAAGGCCTAGTCATATTTTTAGCTAGTTCCCATTTAAGCATTTTTTCGTGGCCAAGTATTTTAGCGCCACTATATAAAACTTCTATTGCCCTGTGCACCTTGTTAAAGTTGTCAGTTTCAGGCGGATCAAATGAATCATCTTTTTCAAGAGCTTTTTCAAGACCTTGATCTGTTTGTTTTATTTTAAATACTTGATTTTGATAAGTTTTGTATTCAAAATATAATACTTGTATTAAGTTTCTGTCGTAATCATAATTATAAAAATTACTTCTATAATTATTATTACCTGAATATTCTTGTATTTCTTCTAGCTCTGATTGAGTTAAATAAGGAAATTGTTTTTTGATTTCTTCAAGAGATAAACTTTTAACCTCACCTACATAATATATATCTTCAAAGTTAGGATCGTCTGTATAAGAATAAACTAAATTAGCTGGATCTACATAATCAACAGTTATACCATTAGCTAAATTAAAATTAGTTTTAACACAACTAATACCTAATACTGTTAAATCATAAGCTAATCGTTTTTTAGTTTCATCATATTTATTATAATTAAATACGTTACTAATGACTTCTTCTTCAGCTATTTCTATAGCTTGCTTATAATTTAATTGAAGATAAAGATCTAGTTCTTCTTTATTTACAGGTAATTCTTGAGGATCAGGCGATGCGTAAAAGTTTTGACCGGTAGCAGCGTTCAGCTGATCAATCATTTCTTTATTTTCTATATCACGCAAAGCATTAAAAGCAAAGTCAGTTCTTTGTTTTATAGCATACGGATCTGAGGCAAAAGATTTTATTTCATAACCTTTATCAGTCATACCGTTAACTACAATATCTACAAATTTAGATAATACAGCTACTGGTTTCCAGTCTAAATTAAGGTAAGACAAATCACCATTAGTAGATAATTCATCTTTGTATTTTGCTACACTTTGTTCTCCTCTAGCGTAAAGTCTTAAATCATTAAACCTAGTCCAGTTTGTTCCAAACCTACCGCCATTTAAAGTTCCTCTGTCTCCTCTAAACCATTCGTCTTCCACAGCTTTTGCTACGGCTAAACCATATTCATAAGTCTTTTTCTCTGCGTCTGGTACTACCTGACTTGGAAAAGTGCTACTAGAATTAGTATAAATCATCTATTTTATTATTTTTGAAATACTACCTTGGTTATCAAACTTCTTGAAGCCCAAAGGAACAACATTTTTTTTAACTACGTTTACAGGTGTATACCTATTTTTATTGCAAGCCATTATCGCAAGACCTGAACTAATAGAAGCATCGTGCTTAGTTCTATTGTTTATATTAAACTTAGACCAGTCTTCTAACGTTTCTTGAAAGTACATGTTACCGTACATAGTTTCTTTAAGCCCAACATGATCTTCTATATAAGATTCAATAGCAGCAGCGTGAGCTTGCTTAATATCTTCTGATGAATTAGGTATTCCGCCTATCTCTCTTTCTGCAACAGAAAGTTTTAATTTATCCGGTCTGTTCATTGAGAAAGCTCTATAACCTCTACGTTTTAAATAATACAGAAGCCGAGGTTTATTATTCTCTGCAAGTATTGGCATACCGTAAAAGTGTAATGCCATAAGTACATCTTCAAAGAATATCTCAGCCGTTGGAGGTCTTGATATATATTCTAAGAAAAACATATTAACCGGAACGTTTTCCATACTGAATTTAGTGAGACCGTGCAAAGCACCTTTAGAACCTCTATTGTCTACTGTTCCTGATATATCATAAGAGTCACAACCAAAAGCACCGCAATGTTCATTACCAGGGTATTTAACTCCATTTTTTATTATTACACGATTTTGTAATTCTGCAGGTGGTACCCATGAAACTAAAAACCTTCCATTAGAACTAGGTATAAAGTTTACTATAGTATCTTTAACACCTTCGCTCCACATAAAATTTCCTCTTGTTACTAATTTAGAGTTATCAGATTCTTCATTATAATCTATTTGCTCGTATATCTTAGTTAGATTAAATAAAGATTGTTTTGTTTCATCTCTAAAAGCATGCTGCTCAGTTCTAGGAAACTGGCGATAGTATTCGTTTAAACTATCCTGATCACCTTTTAAACCATCAACTTCGTTTTCCCAGTGGTTTATAACACCTACTTCAATTTGTAATCCATCTGATCCTTCAACCGATTTTGCCGGCGTATCAAAGACAGGGTGTCCATAAGTATCAATGAATCCTTCGTAGTTCCATTCCATAGGTATGAACAAAGAATATAATCCTGAGCTAGTTTGTCCGTTGCGGTTTCTTTTGGTAGCATCTGATGCATAGTACAATTTTTTAAAATTACCCCCACCTTTATCAAGAGAGTTACTTGTTGAACCCATCATACACTTACCTACAACTCTGCTACCTAATCTAAGGGTAGTTTTTGTAACCCTCCAGTTGTTTAGTATGTTATCAGGTCTTTCCCACTTACCTGATTCATCGTGCACAAGCAGCTTTAGTTTTTCACCATCATAGCTGTTATCACCTGTATTTTTCCAGTCAATAGTAGTATCAAGCCCTACAACTTCGTCAGGTGTTTCACCTTGATCTAGCTTTCTACGAGTTAGCTTTGACGCTGGTACTCTGTAAGCAAGCTCTGTTTTAGGCCGGTCCATACCGTCCTGTATTGGTTTAAAAAAGAAAGGGTAGTTAATTGATATTGGTACTACCTTGTCGGTAAACATTTTTTTAGCATCAGCCCCTGATTTTGATAAGATACCGAATCTTGCATCGCTTGATATTGTTGCAAGGTTAACAGTTTCCCCTGATGCCATGAAGCTAAAGCCAGACCGTCTGTTTTTGAGGTAGCACATACCATAGCATCTTGTGTCTGCCTTGCAAGCTTCCCAGAATATAAAGAATAATCTGTTTGACTCCCTAAAGTCTGCTGCCCCAACATCAATCTTACTCCACTGCAAGTACATGTAGTGAGTGCCAGTAAGATAAGTAGCAACACCTTTATTATTGAACCAGTGACCTTCATCACGACGCTTGAACTCTTCGTCAATATACTCATACCATCTTTCTTTAAAGTGCTCCGGGTATTTATTCCACTCAAATACACTTTTTATTTTATTTAATTCTTTAGGATATTCTTCTCTAGACCATTTGTCCTTATCCTTATTTAGTTTACCTTTAAAAGGTGGTAATGCTATTTTAAGGTTTTGTATTTCATACACATCACCTATTTGACCAGTCTTACTTATAACGACTATGTCGTGTTCTTTGTTATAACCGTACTCCCACTTTTTGCTTTTGTTATTTCTTTTAAGCACGTGAGGTTTTACGTGATCTGTAAGTACAGTAAATAAATTTTGCTTGTACATTACTTAGATCTACCCTCTGCAAAACCCTGAAAGGATTTTTGTTTGCTATCACCTGATTTATCCTCAAGCATACTTTTTTCTTCTTCAATGCGGTTAAGTATTTCAAACGCATCGAATATAGCTAACTTTTTTGTTGCAGCCGCGTTCTTTAAACGATCAGCCGAAATGTCATCATCTGAATCTACAATAGGTTCTTTAGCTACCTTGATTAATTCCTCAACTGCTTTTTGCCCAGCTTGGATTATATTCAACTTGGTTTTCTTGGTGCTCATACTTAATTACAATATCATTTGATTTCATACAATAAAGCCGCTGGTCATTTATAATAAACTCAAACTCACTGTTAGGTGTAAACCCTATAGTATCTCCCTCGTTTATTCCTTTAGCTTCTAAAGACTTATTACCGTATTTTAATACACCAATAAGCTTTTGCTCTTTATCGAGCTCTAGATCGTTATTATTTTCAAGTGGCATAGCGAAGCATCTATCAGCAAACGCGTACCATTTGTATATTTTTTTATATAAATATATTTGATCTATTTGACAAAAGTAAAGATCGTTTTTAAAAAACTTACTACTGTTAACCTCTTTACCTTTCATGTTATAATACCTTCTAAAGATATTATGATGAACTATAATTTCATCTCCTTCTTCTATAGGCGTATCAAAAGCAAGTGGCGTTGAAACTACAATAGCTTTATTGTTTACAAACTTATGTTTTTCAATACTACTATTTAGTAAAAGCTCTTTGCCATCTACGTCTATAGAATTATCATAAACCTTACCAACTGGCTTTATGATAAAATCATATACACTCTTCATTAATATTCTAAATCATACTCAACAGATACTGCCATGTGAGAATTAAATTTCTTCCACGGCAATACCTCGTTGTTTTTCTTTATATGAATATTATAAGAACTATCTTGATCATCAAATAAAATATATGCAATCTCGTGGCCACCATAAACTTGTTGGCCTACAGAGTAGTGCATAGCATCATTTTTATAATCAGAACCAATACTGATCTTTCTTATAACAGAATCCATTTTAGTCTTCTGCTTTAACTACAGCTAGATCGCTATCATCTTCATCTTCTTTTTCGATGATAGTATATTCTCCTGTAGACATATCAATATTGATTGCTCCGTATTCTCCTTCAAGATCTTTTTTAAACTCTTCTAAGTCTTTATTTACCCCAGCTATTTCGTGCAGAAGTGCGTGTTTGTTTGATTCCAAAACACCTATCTGAGTAATTATTTCACTTAGTTTAGTATTGTGATCTTGTAAGGTTTCTAATTGTTTATCAGTAATTTTTGCCATTTGATTTAATTTAATTAATTTATAATAATATAGTTACACTATATTTTACTTTTCTACTCTGGTAAATCTTCGTATTCGTCTGCGTAATCAGCTGGTAAATATGATTCCATACCAGTTACTTGCTCAGCGCTACATTCGTCTTTATAAAAGTCGTTTGATAGTAACCAAGCAAAGTGGTCTTTAAGAACTTGTAGTTGCTCAGCTGAAGTTTTTTCATCTGCAGCTTCTGCTAGCTGACCATCAACTTGATTTACAACAACAGCTTTGTGGCTGTCCGGGGTGTTATCTGATGTAATTGTGTTTCTAAACATTATTTATTTTTTAATAATTCTACTTCTGCTTTTAATTCTTTTATTGCTTGTACAAGTACAGGTATTAGTCTACCATAACTTGCTTCTAATCTGTCAGGATTGCTATCATAAACAAGCTGTAGGTTTTCATCATCTACCTCTTGTAGTTCTTGAGCAATAAAACCTATATCTTTAGTACCTTTTTTAGAACTATAAAATTCTTCTCCATCTCTGTTAGTTTCTACTCTATGATCCCAAACAAATTTTCTAGGCTTTAAAGAGTTTACAAAGTCTAATCCGTAAGGTAAGTCTTCAATGCTTGTTTTATCTCTTTCATCAGATATAGCTGTAATGCTTGTTACTTGACATCTTAAAGTTGTAACGCTTGTATTACCTAATGTTATTTCATTACTAACAGAACTGCTGCTAGGAT